CAGGAATCCAACCTCCCCCTTTACTAAACCTAAGATGCAACTTGAAAAAGTCGGGCAGATGGTTTTTCTTCTAAATAAACAGTGATGACCTTAATGGCACGGATTGATACTTCAAGAGCTAAAAGACTCGTCAAACTATTAAAAAGATTAATTGCTCAAGAACATCTCTACACAGATGAGCAACTCAAAGATATGAAAAAACAACTCCGTGTTGTACAGGAAGAGGTTGATACATTAAATTCTAAAATTAAAAAAGGATTCAAATGACTGTTAAATTAGTAAGTGTTACTCCCGATGCGGAGAAAACTATGGCATATATTGCCAGAGTTTCCAACCCTAATAATCAAGATAGTGATAAATTTTCTGGACTATTAAAATATTGTATTGTCCATAATCACTGGTCTGTTTTTGAACAGTCTTCTATGACTCTAGAGATTGAAACCACTAGAGCTATTGCAGCACAGATATTACGACATAGATCTTTTACATATCAAGAATTTTCTCAAAGATATGCAGATACAAATTTATTATCAAAGGACATCCCTTTACCAGAACTAAGAAGACAAGATAAGAAAAATCGTCAAAATAGTATTGATGATTTGGATGAATTTACAACTCAAAAATTGCAGATGCAAATGACCACGTTATTTAAATCTTCACAAGCGTTATATAATCAAATGTTAGAGAGTGGTGTTGCGAAAGAGTGTGCTAGAATGGTATTACCACTTTGCACACCGACTAGAATCTATATGACAGGATCTTGTCGTTCATGGATACACTACATAAATTTACGATCTGCACATGGCACACAAAAAGAACATATGAAGATTGCAGAGGCATGTAGAGGTGTGTTTATAGAGCAGTTTCCTATAGTTTCAGAGGCTCTGGAGTGGGTCTAAATAATTTTACCTAACATAATACTATGGCAACATATCCAGTAGTTCACTCAAAAACAGGTGAGCAAAAAGAGGTATCGATGAGTGTCCACGATTGGGATCAATGGTGTAATGATAATCCTGATTGGTCAAGGGATTATTCTGATCCATCCACAATGCCCGGTGTGGGTGAAGTTGGGGAATGGAAGGATAAACTTAGAAAGAAAAATCCGGGATGGAATGAGGTATTGGAAAAAACAAGGAAGTCAATACCCCATAGACAGAGATCAGATCAAAACCTTGTACAAAAACTATAATGCCACGTAAGAAAAGAACTGCTGATCAACCTATTGGTGTTGGTTTAACGGCTAAGCAATTCAAAAGAAAAAGACCTGTGAACGGTGATTATCTTATAGATATTGAACCATTAACAGATAATCAAAAAAGATTATTTGAATCATATAAAGATAAACATATTATCGCATATGGTGCAGCAGGAACTGGTAAAACATTTATTACTTTGTATAATGCATTATGTGATGTAATGGATGAAACTAAACCTTATGAGAGAATCTATTTGGTTCGATCATTAGTGGCATGTAGAGAGATAGGATTTCTTCCCGGAGATCATGAAGATAAAGCCGATATCTATCAAATACCATATAAGAACATGGTGAAGTATATGTTTCAGATGCCATCTGATGCAGATTTTGAAATGTTGTATGGTAATTTAAAAGCACAAGAAACTGTTAAGTTTTGGAGCACTTCTTTCTTAAGAGGAACAACCCTTGATAATTGTATTGTTTTAGTTGATGAATTTCAAAACTTGAATTTTCATGAATTAGATAGTATAATAACAAGAGTTGGTGAAAACAGTAAAATTTGTTTCTGTGGTGATGCTACTCAAACAGATTTGCAAAAGACCAATGAAAAAAATGGAATCGTTGATTTCATGAAGATAGTTCGGACAATGCCATCATTTGATATCATTGAATTTGGTATTGATGATATAGTAAGGTCAGGACTTGTCAAAGAGTATCTCATTGCCAAAATGCAACTAGGAATGTAATGTTTAATCATGTAGATATTGATCTCCCGAAACTTTCGAGAGAAACTGTAGATGGAGTTCGTTATTATTCAGTTCCTGATGATGATGAATTATTGAAATTAGTTTCGATTACTTCAGTTACAAGTCACTTTAACAAACAAATTTTCCTTGATTGGAGAAAAAGAGTCGGTGATGAAAAAGCAGATAAGATTACTAAGGCTGCTACTACTCGTGGAACCTCATACCATGAACTAACAGAAAATTTCTTATTAAATAAGGAACTTCCTGAAGGATTACCGATATCTGAATTTTTATTCAAGATATCTAAGTCCACACTCAAAAATATAAACAACATACACACGTTAGAAGGTTCACTATACAGCAAACAATTAGGTATTGCAGGAACTGTTGATTGTATAGCAGAATATGAGGGTGAGTTATCAATAATAGATTTTAAGACTGCAGCAAAACCAAAACCCAGAGATTGGATAGAGCATTACTTTGTTCAAGCAATGGCATATGGTTGTATGCTTTATGAGATAACCGGTATATCTGTTAAAAAATTAGTAATTATTATGTCCTGTGAAAATGGAGAGTGTGTTGTCTATGAAGAATACGACAAAGCAAAATACATCAAACTTCTCGGAAAATATATTAGAAAGTTTGTTCAAGATAAATTGGAACTCTATGGAACCCAATAAAGAACTAGAGAAGGCCATTGAGAAAAAGTTCCTGACTCCTCAAAAGTTTGCAATTGAAATCGAAAAAATTGTAGCAGAAGAGGAATTCAATTACATTGATGCCATCTGCCACTATTGCGAAATCAATAGTCTTGAGATAGAATCAGTAACGAAACTCATTTCCAAATCTCTAAAAGAGAGATTAAAGTGGGACGCAACTCGTCTTAACTTTATGAAAAAAACCACTCGTGCTAGACTACCTTTGTGATGCCAACTAAAACAGAATTAATTCATCATCGTTTACAAGCAATGCTTCGAGAACATTCATTTAATGATCTTGAGTATCTTGGTGAACGCAAAAGTTATAAATCAGGAAAAATAGAACACTGGTATAAAATCGGTGAACATGAAGTTCCTGTTGATGCAATTTCAGAATTAGACAGTGAGGACGTTGATGAAAGTGACACCATTTGAGACCTATCAAACATATCTCTCAATAAAGAATCATTTCTCAAATCCGAGATATGATTATTTTAAGTATGGGGGTAGGTCAAGAGCCAAAATTACTGCCTTTAATAAAAGGAAAGATAAGTATTGGTTTGAGAAAACATCAAGAAAATATCCAGACAAGGAAATAGTAGATTTTCTTGTTTCAAATTTTGTGGAGACTGATAATCCACAAGGTCTATGGATAGGTGAGATAATTAATTCTGGTGAAAGGAATTATTCAGAGTGGTCAAGACGACAACAAAGTCTTGGTTATATATTTAAGGAACAAATCACTCAATTATTTGATGATTATGAATTAGATGAATTGTTTGATTGTTCTAAAGGACACCCAATTATATTGAAACAATATTTGGGTGGATTTATTGATCTTGAAATTATGGTCATTCTTGAAAAAGTCTTTGACTTCTGTAAGAAGTTTGATGCTAAACTTACAGATCCAGTATGGGAAACCGTAAGTCATAAGATAAGAAAGTATGATCCTTTCATAAATATTAATGTGTTTCAGTATAAAAAAGTTTTACGAGAGATGGTCAATGAGTGATTTTTTCAATTCAGAGATAGTCCGAGAGGAATTAAATGAGATTAATGAGTTGCAAAGAATTGTATTCAGTGCAACCATGAATTATCCTTCTATGTCCCGTGAAGATAAACTAGAACACGTTGATAAATTAATGAATTTAATGGATAAACAAAAAGTCATGCATGCAAGACTTTCCTTATCCGATGATCCAGAGGCTAAGAAGACCCTAAAAAATCTTAGGGAGTCTATCCAGATGTTGGGTTTTCCATCAGACATGGATATGAATACTTTTTGGGATAGTGTTTATAAAACGATACAAACACTTCGACTCTCTGTTGACTCATAATCATAACTTTGTTATAATAAAACCAATCCAACGAAATCCAAATTAATCCGAGGTAATCCAAATGTCATTTGCTGATTTAAAGA